ATGATGCAATCAATAGTGTGGATAGTGCCAGAATGCAAGCCGCGCTGCGCGATATGGAGCGTGTAATCGGGCGCGGCATGGCAGANTACGCCGCNTGGAATGAGGTCTATGCGCTNCTCGAACAGCGCCGGAAGCTCGTCGAGAGTGAGCGCAAACGGGAGATTGAAGCGCAGCAGCACATCACCGCTGAAGAAGCGCTGCTACTGGTACAAGCGCTATTGGATAGCGTGAGGCGAAATGTTACTGACCAAGCCGCCCGAACGGCCATCCAATCTGAGTTTATACAACTCACTACGCGCCAAAATAGCGAGCGACTTAGTAGCGGATGAGGCGCTGGCGGGGGGCGGGGAATATGAGCCTACCTATCCGACTTATCCGCAACAATCTATCTTTGTGCAAGCGCTCGCGCACTATGCAGCCTTCATTGCGGGTATTGGCAGTGGGAAAACCATTGCGGGTTCTGTGCGGGCATGGCGCGCAGCCTATGGGTATATCGGTCACGAAAAGATACTTCAAACACCAAACTTAGGAATTGTTACTGCACCCACCTATCCAATGCTGCGCGATGCAACCTTACGTGCATTTCTAGATGTGACGGGGAGTACCGTAATTAGGCACAACAAAAGTGAGGGCATTGTCGAACTAGCAAACGGCAGTGAAATCCTATTCCGCTCGACGGAATACCCTGAACGGCTGCGCGGCCCTTCCATTTCATGGTGGTGGGGGGATGAAGCGGCGCTGTATGAGGCACGTGTATGGGACATCATGATCGGGCGGCTTCGTCAGTTTGGGAAGCGCGGATATGCCTGGATTACGAGCACGCCCAAAGGACGCAATTGGCTCTATAAGACCTTTGTNCAAGACAATCANGATAAACCGGATTATTTTGTTCAAAAGGCAAGCAGTCGCGATAATCCATTTCTTGACCGCTCCATTGTCCAATCGTGGGAACAGGCTTATGTCGGCGATTTCGCTCGGCAGGAATTGGAAGCTGAGTTTATCGCTTTTGAGGGGCTGATCTATCCGGAATTCAGTCGAGAATTGCATGTGAGTCACGCTAAACCCACTGCCTTTTCTCGTATCATTGCGGGTGTAGATTGGGGATTAGTTAATCCGGGAGTTCTATTGGTTATCGGCCTGGATAGCGACCAACGCGCTTATCTCATTCACGAGGAATATCAGCGCCAGCGCCAAATTCATGACTGGGCAAATGTAGCCAAGCAGTTACGTGATACCTGGAACATCAGTGAATTCTATTGTGATCCTAGCGAACCGGAGCATATCAAAATCTTTAACAGCAAGCCGGGTGTTCGGGCATCGGGGGCAGATAATAGCGTGATCCCCGGTATCCAGGCCGTCAAGTCTCGATTAGTGCGCCAAGCCGATCTTAAACCCCGCTTATTCATTTCACCAAATGCAGTCAATACATTAGCTGAGTTTGAGAGTTACCAGTGGTCAGAGAATCGGCACGGGATGAAAGATGAACCGCTTAAAAGCGGCGATCATGCAATGGATGCGCTCCGCTATGCGCTTTATGCGCTAGAAGTCCGTAAACCGTTTGATGTGTCCGTTCAGCGGTATGCTTAAAGAGTTTTCATGTCATTATCTCTAATTGCCCAAGTCGTGCGTGCTAAAATCGCAGAGTCGGCCTGGATTAAAGACACCGAGGTGCGTGGGGAAAAGGTCGCGCGCTATCGGCGCTACATGGATGGTGATCACGACGCGAATATGACACCCGAAATGCGGCGGCTGCTCCGTATCAAAGCGCGTGAAAATAGCGCCGAATTCTGCGATAACTACATGGATGTTGTAGTGCAGACGATGGTTGATCGCGTGACATTGACGGCAATGGATAGCGTGCCTTCGCGTAAAGCAGGCAATAACCCGCCTGCTGCTGAAGATGCAGTAGCAGTGTGGACGAAAGCGGTACTAAATTTTAACCGCCTGGATGCGATGCAAGGTGACGTACATGAGAGTACAATCCGCGACGGCGATTCGTTTGTCATGGTGGGTTTCGACAATGACAAGCAAATCCCTAAATTCACGCATGAGCTGGCGTATGATGGCGTGAGTGGCATCATCCCCGTATATCAATCAGCGGACGTGAGCGAGATGGATTGTGCGATTAAGGTATGGCACATCACGTCTAGTGAAGGCCGACTCGTGGATACCCTACGGGTGAACGTGTACTACCCAGATCGCATTCAGAAATTCATTTCTACTGACGGCACCAGTCTTGCGCCGTTTCAGGAACGGGGTGTTGACGGCAGGGAGGTGACGGATGCAGGGGGCAATATCCCCTGGCTTGACCGCGCCGGCAAACCACTTGGCATTCCTATTGTGCATTTTCGGAATCGTGGTCGCCAGAATTACGGATTATCAGAACTCGAAAATGCAATCCCGCTTCAAGACGTGGTTAACCGCCTGTGGCATAGTCTGGTCATGACAGCTGAGTTATCTGCCTTTCGCATTCTGGTTGCCAAAGGCTTTACGCCGCCGCAAGATTTGACGCCGGGGATGATTGTGAAAATTCTGAATAACGGGGGGCCGTTGTCGAAGGATGACAACGTAGATTTCTATGCGCTGGACGAAGGTAGTATCGAACAATTCCTAAAAGCCATTCAATTAGCCACGACTGAAATTGGCAAGGTGACGCGCACGCCCGCACCGGAATTCATGGGGGCAGACGATTCGAGCGGTGAAGCGCTCAAGCAGCGTGAAATTGGCTTAATTGGCAAGGTAAAGCGTTTCCAGATTAAGGCAGGCAATAGCTGGGAAGATGTATTTGGGTTGGCACATAGATTGCAAAGCGCGTTTGGGAATAAGCAGCCGCCCGCCTTCGAGCGTTTATACGCTTGCTGGAAGGATGCCGAAATTCGCAATGACAAGGTGACGATTGAGAATGCAAACCTGATTCGTCCGGTCATTGGTGACGAGGCGTTTTTGGAGATTATCGCGCCGGTGTATGGCTGGGATGATGATAAAGTGCAGGAGATTCTTGCACAGGCCGCCGAGCAAAAAGTAGCAGCAATGGAAGCGGCGATGAGAGCTATGCCGACATTTGGCGGGCGTCAACCACCGCCGAGTAACGGTCAGATGCCGGTGAATGGACAATCAATGAAACAGGGAGCAATGGCAAATGGATAATGCAACCTTACACTTACTCGCTCGCGTATATGTGCGCTACCGAGGCGGATTGGATGTGAACTTTCCTGAATGTCAGGACATCGAGCGTATCCTCAATGAAGCGGGTCATTGCAATGTAGCCGATATGCGCAACCCGAACATCGTAGCGCTGTTTGCATCGCCCGCTATAGAGGACGAAGTAAGTGTCGAGAGTATCGAACCGCCGAGGCGCGGGCGGCGCAAAGCTCAGGATGAAGGCACAGACGAAAGCGGCGAATAGGCCGCTTTTTTATTCAGGCAGTCGGCGAGCGGGTGCATGGTCGCTCAAGCTGCCTATGCAATTCAAAACCCATGTCAAGTGAGTATGATGAACAGGAGAAGATGCAATGGCAGATATTACCGTTACGGCTGCGTCGGTTCTCGCTGGCGCGAATGCCAAGAAACGTACAGGGACTGCGGGGGCAACGATCACCGCTGGTCAACCGCTCTATGAAGATAGCACCGATAGCTTTAAGCTTAAGCTCGCCGATGCCGATTTAAGTGCAGCGGGGGCAAACTGCGTTGGGATTGCTCTGCATGGGGCAGCTTCTGCGCAGCCGCTCACGTATGTCTATGAGGATGATGATTTCACGCCAGGGGCAACGCTGAGTCTGGCACTGGGCGCAGGAGCAACAGCAGGTATCTATGTCCTCAGCGCGACGGCGGGCGGCATTGCCCCCGCTGATGATCTAGCGGCGACACATCGCCCGGTTGTGTTATTCGTAGCCAAGTCCACGACGAAAGCAATTCTCAAGATTATCAACGGCACGGCAGCATTGACCGCGTAGCATGGTGTTGCCTCCGCAAGTTCAGAGTCCCGTCAATCTCGCCGAACAACTGCTTGAGCGTGGTTACGAAAGCGCCGCCGGACAGGTCATCCGCGCCATTAGTCAGAACTCGACATCTGGACTGATAGCGCAACGTCTCGGCGAGTTTGAGGCAGAAGCATCNCGGTTGACGGAGGCAGGGCAGCCGTTGACCATCACNAATCCAGTTCTGAGNGCGCTGCTCGCGGATTTGGATGATACACTCACTCGTGATGCACTCCTGATAGATAGCGCTGCCGAGCGGGTGCAGGGGGTCGGTATTGACGCGGCAGGGCAGATTGTGCGTCAAATGGCACTTGCCCTGCCGGATGATATGCTAACGTTTGGCGCGCGCTGGAATACGCCCGATCCGGTAGCTGTTGCCCAAG